ATTTTGATTTTCGAAGTGTACGCAGCGCAGGCCGCGGGAGACTAAGTGTCATTTTTTGCGGATTTGTGAGATCAGGGGGTTTCCTGTATGTCTGTACAGTATGCTTTTTTACATGGTGTTGGCGTTGTGTTGCTGTGTTGCTGTTTGCCCACGCTGGAGGCTACGGGACACTAGGTCTCCCTGTGCAGCACTAGTGCCCTGTGGCCTGTAGTGCGTACACTTTATTAAAATGGAGAAGTGTCCGCACCGGAGGCTTAGTGACACTAAGGCTACAGGGGCATGCATTTTCTGGCGGCATGGTCAAAATAAGACAGTGGGGAAATGGTGAAGGGTGTTAAACGCTCAGACTCTCAATATTACGTTTTTTCAAAGAAGTGTACGCAGCGCAGCCTTAGTGACACTAGTGCTGTGTAGGGAGACCTAGTGCCCCGTAGCCTGCAGAGCATTTGGTGTGTCGCTTAGAATGTTTTGTACGTTTTTTGACCAGTTGGTCTCACTAACCGTGCAGCCTGGGGTATTGACACCCATCACCCAACGGTGTATAAGCCGATTTTGCATAGGATTTGGACAAATGAGTAAGCTATTAACCCTCGTATCAGCGTTATCGGATCGCCATGCGGCGCTGTTGATCGAGTACGCAAAAGACTTTGACTTAGTAAGGGCTGCACGGTGTACCAGTATCAAACCGTCCGAAGCCAAGCTAATCATCGAGGGGGTGGCCTTCCGTCGCTGTGTTGAGCAGATTCAGGCTGATCGCCTGGCTGATTCCTCGGTAGATGCCAAATGGCTACTTGATGAGCTGGTAGACAATCACCGCCTGGCTCGGCAATCGGGTAAACTTACTGCAAGCAATGCTGCACTGGGTTTGATCGCTCGGCATACCATGGTGGATGCGTTCGCGGCTGAGAAAATCAACGTCAACTCAGACGCTGAGGTACTGGATCGATTGACCCGAGGCCGTGAGAGGACCGCTAAGCATGTTTCTCATTGAACAGGCGCCATCTTATGACTCAATGGAGGCTCGGCTGGCTGATGAGTGCTCACGCTACTATGCAGACCCTTATGGGTGGGTGATGTGGGCATTCGATTGGGACTACGGACCGCTCAAGGGCTTCCAGGGTCCGGATGACTGGCAGCGGGATTACCTGCAGTCGCTCGGTGAACAGGTCAAGGAGCGCGGATTTAATGGGGTGGACCCTGTAGATCCTATCCTGGACGCAACGGCAAGCGGTCACGGTATTGGCAAGAGTGCAATAACGTCCTGGATCATTCTATGGATCATGTCAACGCGGCCATTTGCTAAGGGTGTGGTGACTGCGAACACCTCGGAGCAGCTTAAGACCAAAACATGGGGCGAGTTGGGCAAGTGGAGAGCCCGGTGCATTGTTGGGCACTGGTTCGAGTACACCAGCGGACGCGGTAGCATGTCGCTGTATCACCCCCAGCACGCTGAAGTCTGGCGGGTGGATGCTCAGACCTGCAGGGAGGAAAACAGCGAGTCGTTTGCTGGTCTGCATTCTGCCAGCTCCACCCCCTTTTACATATTCGATGAAGCATCGGCCGTACCTGATACCATTTGGGAGGTTGCGCAGGGTGGACTGACGGACGGCGAGCCGATGTTCCTGGCCTTTGGTAACCCTACACGGAATACAGGTGCATTCAGGGAGTGCTTCAACCGTAACGCGCACCGGTGGCAGCATCGGAACATTGACAGCCGCACTGCAAAGATGACAAACAAGCGACTGATCCAACAGTGGGCCAGTGACTGGGGCGAGGACAGCGATTTTTTCAGGGTGCGGGTACTCGGTCAGTTCCCTAAGGCTGGCGATATGCAGTTCATGCCGTCGGATGTGGTAGCCGCTGCACAGAAGCGCGGCATCGGTCGGTACCTGCCTGACGAGCCGTTGGTGTGCGGTATCGATGTGGCCCGTGGAGGCGCTGATAACAGTATGATCAGCTTCAGGCGCGGGAAGGATGCCCGATCGATCAAGACGTACCGCATAACCGGTGAGCAGTCACGCAATAGCATGAAGCTGGTTAGCAAGCTGGTGATGTTGCTAGACCGACACAAGCCTGATGCATCGTTTCTGGATGAGACCGGCCTGGGTGGTCCTATACTTGACCGCCTGGTGCAGCTTGGTTACCCGGTGACAGGTGTTCACTTTGGCGGCAAGGCAGACGATGACAAGCTATACGCCAATAAAACCGCTGAGATGGGCGCACGGTTAAGGCAGTGGGCGCTAGATGGTGGCTCATTACCTGATCACCCTGACCTTGAGTACGAGCTAACATGCCGCGACTACTGGCATGATGACAAGGACCGGCTGAAGCTAGAGAGCAAGCCAGACCTTAAGAAGCGGCTGGGGTGCTCACCAGACTGGGCAGATTCGCTATATTTGACATTTGCAAGCGCAGTACCCCTGCGGATGCAATCTAGGTTACACTTAGACCAACGACAACCCACGGTGAGCGACTACGACCCGCTTGCCTGCATGACAACAGGAGAATAGACCATGTGCGGATCATCACCAAAAGCACCACCCCCACCCGATAAGATTGCAGAAGCACCCGTTGCACCGCGTACCGACCTCGGTGACGCTGGTGCCGCTGCAAGGCGCAGACGTGCTGGCATTGGTGGAGGGCAGCGACAGTCCATCCTAACCAGCGGACAGGGTACAACCACAAGCGGTTCGACGGTGCAGAAAACCTTACTAGGGGCGTGACATGGCTACGATAGATAGCTACAACAAACGGTTAGAGGCGCTGAGTTCTGAGCGTACCTCGTTCATGCCTCTATGGCGTGAGCTGTCTGACTACCACCTGGCATACCGTGGCAGGTTCCTCATGTCTGACCGGAACAAGGGTCACAAGAGGAACACGAAGCAGTTGAACAATACCAGTCGCCTTGCTGCACGGACTACCGCCAGCGGCATGATGTCGGGTATCACTAGCCCGGCGCGTCCCTGGTTCCGGTTGTCATCCGGTGACAAGAAGGTCGATGACGTTGCAGCGGTCAAGCAGTGGATGTTTGACGTTCAGAACATCATGTACCGCGTGTTCAGTGCATCGAACCTGTACAACTCACTGCACCAGACCTATTCCGAGCTGGGTGTGTTCGGTGTCGGTGTCATGGGTGTGTATGAGGACTATGAGAACGTTATCCACTGCAGGCCGTACACGGTGGGCAGCTACATGCTGGGCGCTGATGATCGGAACCTGATTGATACGCTGTACCGTGAGTACGAGATCACGGTGGGGCAGTTGGTCAAGCAGTTCGGTGTCGATAAGGTGTCACTGTCCACCCGTAACCAATGGGAGGCGGGTAACACTGAGGTGTGGGTGCCGGTCGTGCATGTTATCGAGCCTAACGATGACCGCGACATGCAGAGTCCATTAGCCAGCGAGAAGCCCTGGCGCTCGGTGTACTATGAGAAGTCTGAGAAAACACCGTTGCGTGAGTCGGGGTTCGATGAGTTCCCCATCATGGCACCACGGTGGGACATCACAGGCGAGGACATCTACGCGACAGACTGTCCTGGCATCACCACCCTTGGTGACACTAAGGGGCTGCAGCTCGGTGAGCGTAGGCTGTATCAGGCGGTCGATCGACTGGTTGATCCTCCGTTGCAGGGTCCATCGGCCATGAGGAACAAGATGAAGGGGAACACGCCAGCACCCGGTGAGGTGATCTGGCACGATCAACCTGAGAGTAAGGGACTGCGTAGTATCTATGACGGGTTCCGGCCTGACCTTAACGCGCTGCAGTTGGTGAACACTAACGCCGAGGAGCGTATCAAGCGCGGGTTTTATGAGGATCTGTTCCTCATGTTGGCTAACTCGGACAGACGACAGATCACAGCGCGTGAGGTTGCCGAGAAGCACGAAGAAAAGTTGCTCATGCTGGGCCCAGTGTTGGAGCGACTGCACACCGAGCTACTTGATCCCCTGATCGACAGGACGTTCAACATCCTGCAGCGCAACGGTGTGCTGCCCGTACCACCCCCGGAGCTTAAGGATGTCAACGTCGAGTACGTGTCAGTCCTGGCACAGGCTCAACGACTGGTGAACACGGGCGCTATCGATCGTATGGTAGAGCATGCCGGTCAGCTTGCATCCATATGGCCTGAAGCACGTCATAAGATCGACCCTAACACGTCGATCGATGAGTACGCTGATGCGCTGGGTGTTAACCCTGCTATCATCCGCAGTGACCGTGACGCTGATGCTAGAGCAGCCGCAGAGCTGCAGGCTCAGCAGCAGGCTCAGCAGATGGAGCAGGCTAAGGAGATGATGACTGCAGCATCACAAGCGAGCATCAGTCCTGACAACGTGCTGGGTGCGACGATGGAGAACCAGTGAGGGACTTGGAGTTATTGACAATTAGTCATATACTGAGTACAGAGAGCGGGAGAGGGTTCATGATGAGGGTGTTAGAGTACGCGAGTGCTCATGGTGAGACCTTCGACCCTGACCCGATCAAGCATGCACATAACGCAGGTCGCCGGTCTGTTGGTCTCTGGTTAGAGGCTGAGATGCGAGAGGCATCACCGGGTGGCTATGTAACAATGATAAAGGAGAACATCGATGAGTGAAGCAGAAGCAGCCGAGGCAGCAGCCTCCACAGAAGCTGAAGCAGCAGCCTCCACAGAAGCTGAAGCAGCAGCCTCCACAGATACCGAGGCATCCGCCTCTGAAGAATCCACTGTCTTAACCGACGGTGGCGCTGGTGATGAAGGCAGTCCAGAAACCTATGCCGATTTTGTTATGCCAGAAGGTGTCATAGTAGACGAAGCGACGCTTGCCACAGCCACACCTCTTTTCCAGGAGATGGGGTTGTCGCAGGAGCAGTCGCAGAAGCTCGTAGACATCTATGCCAAACAGGTCCAGGCGGCGGGAGAGGAGCAAGCCGATTCTTTTAATCAGCTTATGGACGACTGGAAGACGCAGTCGGAAACGGACAGTGAGTTCGGTGGAGACGCTTTCGCTGAAAACGTCAAAATCGCACAGTCCGCAATTGAAACGTTCGGCACTCCCGAATTGAAGACTTTACTGAATGAGCATGGTGTGGGTAACCACCCGGAAGTCATCCGGTTTATGATTCAGGTAGGGAAGACGTTGAAGGAGGACTCACCAGGTAATAATGGTAATGCTCCCAAGGCTACGCAGGACAACATATCAATACTCTACCCCACTGGAACCTAGAGGAATAAATCATGGCCGTATTAGGCAGTTCTTTTGTCGATCTAATCGACGTTTACAAAATGCAGGATGGTAAGGGTCAGTACATCCCTATCATCGAAATGTTAACCGAGATGAACCCTATGCTTGATGACGCTATTGCCGTCGAGTGTAACAAGGGTACAACTCACCTCCACACTGTACGTTCAGGTTTGCCTAGCGTAGCGTGGGGTAAACTTTATGCTGGTATCCCTAACAGCAAGAGTGGATCAGCACAGGTTGAAGACACCACAGGGTTTGTTGAAGGTCTCAGCACCATCGACAAGCGACTACTGGAGTTATCAGCTAATGAAGGCGCTGTGCGCTTGTCTGAAGCTCAGGCGTTCCTTGAGGCTATGTCTCAGGAAGTGCAAGAGAAGTTGATCTACGGTAATACCGCGACCGATCCTGAAGAGTTCATGGGTCTAGCTCCACGGTTCAATGACACTACTGCCGCCAATGGTGGTCAGATTGTTAAAGCCGGTGGCGTTGGCGCTGATAACACTTCGATCTGGTTCGTTACCTGGGGTGATAACCAGTGCAACCTTCTGTATCCCAAGGGTACTAAGGCTGGTGTTAGTCGTGAGGACATGGGTAACCAACGTGTGCTCGATGGTAGCGGTAACGCTTACTACGCGATGGAAGAGAAGTTCACCTGGAACGTAGGTTTGGCAGTTAAGGATTGGCGTTATGTCTCTCGTATTGCCAACATCGATGTTTCGGAAATGGCTGCTGGTTCAGTTGCCCTGTATGACTTCATGCGTAAGGCGTACTACAAGCTCCAGAATCGCCGGGTAGCTGGCGGTAAGATGGCGATCTACTGTAACCGTGACGTACTTGAGGCGCTTGACGCTTTGGCTACTAACGCGGGTTCTTCTGACAGTTTCGTGCGGCTCAAGCCTGCTGAGATTGAAGGTAAGGAAGTATTGACCTACCGAGGCATTCCGATCCGTGAGACCGATGCCATTCTTAATACTGAAGACCTAGTGGTCTAAGGGGGATTGAAATGATTTTATCAGCACAACAATTGTTCTCAGATGATCAGGCCGTTACCGCGACCGCGATCTCTACCAATGTAGTTGACCTTGGTGTAGCCGGTACTCCTTATGGAGCTGCGGCTGCTCTCAACCAGGATAAAGGTAAAGGGACTCCTGTTCCTATCCTTGTCCAGGTGACAGAGGACTTCGCTACTTTAACTTCACTCACTGTCACGGTGGAGGTCAGCGCAGCCGCTGCACTTACTTCACCCGTGGTACTTGCTTCGGAGATTATCCCGGTGGCAGATCTAGTCGCAGGTAAGCAGACATTCATGCAGTGTTTACCTAATGGCGCGGATCTTCGCTATCTTGGTGTCCGTTACACGGTGACCGGTAGTAATGCAACAGCGGGTGCTATTACCGCTGGTGTGTCTATGGG